AAAGCATTCATTACTGTCAATCTTAAGCACGAAGAGGTGAGCTATGAGTTTTGAAGACGTAAAAATAAATTTCACAGAAACTGGGACAGTTTTTAGAGCCACGACAGAACTAGGTCGTTCTAAATGCTCCCTTAATATTACCAGACATCCAGAGTCAGAAATATATGTAACCGAAGTTTCCACAGAACTGGACGGCATGGCTTCTCGCACTGTAAGTAAAGTTAAAAGGATGATTAGTCCTGCAAACACAGCAAAAGTAAAGGGACTGTAATGCAACATGATATACCAGAATACAGAAAGTTTTTCGGCGCTACTCACAATAGTGCATCGGGCGCAACACAGCCACTAGATGAGCATATACTCAAGCTAAAAATCAGAAAAGATTATGACATTTACTTTCCATTTGCAGCAAAACCTAGGGCTGGACAGATAGTACAGATGGCATGTGATTGGCATTTAGGGCTAGATAAATACAGCCCGATACAAGGTCAGCAAAAAGGTATGGATATAGACTTGGCTATTAAAAAAGCTATGACTGAGTTTATGACATACCAGCCGCGTAAATTTGATGATGGTAAGGATGCAGAAGACTATCAAGAAATCAAGAACCATATTCCACAAATGGTACATCATGCAGTGCAAGGCTTGCAGGAATACTATGATGGCTGTGAATTGGAAGGCTAGTTTCAGAGATGGCTAGAGGTAAATGGCATAGACGTGCCGACTATGTTGTTCTTAGACTTTGCAGGGGATGGCAAACAGCTTGATTTAAAGTGCAGTTTTCCGACTCGTAACCCACCGCGTAAAGACGGTACGAGGACTTGGCGTATCCCTAAACCAAAGACCGAACCAACTCAACAGCAGATAATGCAGCAAGCGGTGTATTGGAAGGCCACTGGTTATACACCTGGATTGCTCTTTGTAACAGCAGACGGATATAATATCTGCACACAGGAAAACTGTCAGGCATTATCGTATGAAAATTTGGAAGTTGCGTATCAGGAAGTTGTTTCCCGATGGCGCATTATACAGAATTTGTTGAAGGCTGCCAACGGCTCATGGAAAAATCTTTTCGGTCTAGTGTACCCAGACTTTCAGCAGATAGGGGCATGGCATGGCCCTGAGATACTTAAAATTGCAAAACATGAATGGAGTTAAAGAGATGCAAGAACAAGTTTATTCAGCTTTAGATTTGGCTGAGGCGCTAAATATTAACAGGAACAGTGTTTATTATCAGGTAAAGAATGGCAGTCTACCAAAGCCTAGCATGAAGCAAAAGACTAGAAAACGAGGCCCACATACATATGTATGGAAGCGCTCTGATTTAGAAAACAACCCTTATTTTAAAAAAGCCACTCTACCAGTAGCTGGGTCTGAGATGATTAATAAAGCCTTTGTACAACAATACTCTGCTAATGTGCAGATGTTAGCACAACAAAAAGGAGCTGCATTGCGTAAGGCAGAAGAGATGCGTGAAGAGCTGGGTCTATCTGAAATAAAAAACATGGTTACAGACAATGAACTGCTCAGAGATGCTATTGAGATGCGCCTCGATAAGCTAGAAGAGAACATGAAGCTGCTAGAAAATATTGTTAACTTAATGAGCAAGAAGGAGAAAAAGTGGTGGCAGATTTAAAGGAAGCAATGGCAAAAGTTGCCGAGCTAAACAAATCGCATGGCGTTAAACAACGTGGCGGTAAAATGTACACGCAAGTTGTTCATAGAATGGAAGCCCTCAGACAAGTCTTTGGTATTACTCTAGGGGTTGACACGCAGATATTAGTTGATGATGGTAATAAAGTTGTTATTAAAGCTATCATTACAAACTCAGATGGCATGGTAATTGGCTCTGGAATGGCAGAGGAAATACGAGGTCAAGGTCACGTTAATACTACATCTGCCCTTGAGAATGCAGAGACATCTGCAATAGGCAGGGCATTAGCATCAATCGGATTAGCTGGCGGTGAGTATGCGTCCGCTAATGAGATGGAAGCTGTACCACGTAAGGCAGAGGTAATGGCTAAAAAGGAGGATACAAAGCCAGTCAAAGCAATGGCTGAAGAAATAAAACAAACTGATGACTTTGACGCAGCCAAAGACAAAAGGCTTTACGTTGAAATCAGAACCAAGTTAGAGGCTTGCGTTAGTGTTTCAGACGTTAATGCAATCTACATTAAGAACAAAGCATTTCTCGAATCGCTTACTAAAAGAGACCCGAAAAGGGCAAAACACTTTAAGGAAATGTTTTTAAACTACGAATCTAAATTTTATAAAGGAGATTAAAATGTCAGTAAGAGAATGGACAAAAATAGCAACAATCAAGCTATGGAAAAATGATGATGGCGGTAAAGCATTGGCAAGTAACGCATCATTCAAGCCTTATAAAGATGGGGCCAACCAAGACATTACATTATATGGCGATGTAAAATACTATGCACGCCTATACGAAAATGATGATGGCACATATTCTGTAGCGCTAACAGCACCGACAGATGCCCTGCCTACAGGTGGCGGCAGTAGCGGTGGCTTTGACATGAAAAAAGAAATGGCAAAGTCTGATGAAGAGCTAGACGATGATATCCCTTTCTAATTCATAAGGTAGGCTCTCCTCCCATTGCTGCCCAGGGGTGTGGCAAATCGCGTCTTAATGCAAGGCGGTAAACTTGTTAAAGCCAAGCCTACCGAGCGCTTTAAATTGACTAGGTACTGAAGCGCTTTAGTATTTGGTAAATTAAGACAACCCCTACTAACTATGAGGTTAAGATGAACAAAGAAGACTTACTAAAAGCAGCACTTGATGCTGTAACTGTACGAGGCTCTGCCTATGGCGATGCTTATACAAATCATAAACGCATAGCAGACATCTGGTCTGTGATACTGCAAACAAAGGTACGTCCTGACCAAGTAGCCCCTATGATGATAGGCGTTAAACTAGCTAGACTTATAGAAACACCTGACCATGAGGACTCATATGTTGATATGGCAGGGTATGCAGCGACTGGCTCACAGGTTAAGGATGATGAAAAGCTAGTAGAGGTAGGCAGTAAGAGAGTTATAGATGGTTAAAAAGAAGGGGCCCACTAGCCGTGAGTTAGCTATGCGCAAGATTACTTGCGACTATTGCGGCAGAAAACATTTCGTTAAAGATGGTGATTGGGTAATCACGTCAAGCAATAAAGTGCTGTGCGATTACAGCAGGGATGATGATTGCTTTCATAAAAATAAGAGGGATGCAAATGAGCGCAGAAGAGTTCAAGAAACAACTAGAACAACTAAACGAGACAGTAATAAACTTCCATAAATATGAGGAGAAAAAAAGAGGCGGCTATGTAGCTAGATGGGTAGGCATATCCAACAAGGTGAGGAGCGAAAATGCCAGAAATATTAGCGGCTGGAAAAAGCATGGATGGATGTGATGGTAATAAGAAACGGTATTCCTATTATGTTCAAGGACACATCTACAATGAACCATGCAATGAGGACAACTCAGTACGGTGACTTGTACGAGACAGATGACGTCAAGCAGTATAGGTATTTATGTAAGCGACTAGCGTTTGCTAAATTCTATTATGTAAAGAAGAGATTTCCAGGCGGCAATCATTATAAGATAAGAGTGCTGCCCGAAAATGTATTTACGATGAAGTTATAAATATTACTTCTTCTTTTTCTTCTTCATACCCATTGGAGTTGTTGGCTTCTTCTTCGCTGCCTTCTTCTTCATTCCACCACCATAATGTCCTGGCATCACTTTCTTCCTTTCTTTGCTTTATTTCGTTTTGATATTGCTGCCGCCTTCTTTCTTGCGTCAGTTTTTGAGGACGCACCCCATGCCCTGAGCGATAATAACAACCGTGTCGGCTTGCCATCTTTCTTTTCTGGCCCTTTCATGTTTCCCATACGAGCCAAGAAGCTGGCACGTCTTGGATTGTCCCCTGATTTTACAGGACGCTTTAGGTTAGAGCCAGTGGTTTTTTTAAAATGTTTTCTGCCAGCCTCGTTAAGACCGCCTTTAGGATTCTGAAATCGTTTCGC